GCTGCTGCGCATCTCCCGCCAGGAGGTCTATCGCCGGCTTAGCAAGGTGGGATGGTCCTCAGGCCGCAAGCCCCGGTCCGACCGGGGCAGGATCAGCGTGCCTGAGGACGTGGCGCAGATGGCCGCGCACCTGGTGCATGTGGCCACCCGCGCCAACGGCAAGCGCACCGTCCCGCTCACGGTGGCTCTGGAGATTCTCCGCGAGTCCGGCGAGGGCGCGGTGGACCCGGAGACGGGCGAGGTCACGTTGCCCAAATCGCCGGCGACCCTCAGCCGGGCGATGCGCCGCTACGGTTGCCATCCTGCCATGCTCGCCCAGGGCAAGCCCTGCTCGCACCTGCGAAGCCTTCACCCCAATCACGTCTGGCAGGTGGATGCCTCGGCCTGCGTGCTTTTCTACCTCCCCAAGGGGCAGGTGGCCATGATGGATGAACGGCAGTTCTACAAGAACAAGCCGCACAACCTGGCCAGGGCCGAGCGGGAGCGCGTCTGGCGGTACGTGATAACCGACCATTACAGCGGGTGCGTTTTCCTGCACTACGCCCAGGCGGCCGGTGAAAGCTCCCTGGACCTGACCGAAGCCTTTCTGCGGGCGATCTCCCCTCGCGGCCTGGACGATCCCATGCACGGGGTTCCGCAGATCCTCATGATGGACAAGGGGGCGGCCAACAGCTCCCACCTGTTCCTGAACCTCCTCGGTCATTTGAAGGTCCGGCACGTGGCCCACGCGGTGGGCAACAGCCGGGCAAAAGGCCAGGTCGAGCAGGGCCAGAACCTGATCGAGACGCAGTTCGAGGGGCGGCTTGCGTTCTTCCGGGTGGGCAGCCTGGCCGACCTCCAGGCTGCCGCGGACCGCTGGCGGGTCCATTTCAACGCCCATGCCTTGCACTCCAGGTACGGTCAGGCCCGCAACTCCGCCTGGTTGATCATCACCGAGGAGCAGCTCCGCTTGGCTCCAAGCATGGAGCTGTGTCGGGACCTGGTGAACACAAAGCCGGTGGAAATCACGGTGCGGCCGGACATGAGCATCTCCCACCGGGTCAAGGGTTTCGACCGCAACGACTACGACCTGCGCTACATCCCGGGCCTGGTGCCCAAGGCCAAGGTCCGTGTGGTGGTCAACGCCTACCGCGCCCCGGCGGTGGATGTGATCGTGACCGACCCGGCGGGCGAGGACCGGGTGTGGACCGTGGAGCCGGTGGCCAAGACCGACGCGGGCTTTTGGGAGAGCGCCCCGGTCATCGGCCAGGAGCACAAGGCCCTGCCTGAAACCCTGGCCGACAGGCACGTCAAGGAGATCGCCGCGGCAGCCGGTGCGGACCGCAAGGCCGCCCAGGCCCCGGCTGGGGTGGACGTGTTCGCGGATGTGCGGTCGGCGCCGGACTACATCCCGCGCCGCGGCCGAGACTTGGGTTTGGACGCCAGCCGGCGCGAGACTGCGCCCCTCTCCCACGTCGAGGCGGCCCGGGCGCTCAAGGCGCGCCTGGCCGATGCCTGGACCGGCGAAAGCTACGCCTGGCTGGTGCAGCGCTATCCTGACGGCGTTCCTGCTGACGAGATCGAGAGCATTGCCACGCGCCTGACCGCGCCGGAACCCAAGGCCGGAGCACTCCTGCGCGTGGTGGGAGGAGACCATGCTTAAGCTCAAGGCGCTTCTGGACCGGCTGGGAGTTTCCCAGCGGGCATGCGGAGAGGCAGCGGGCATGAGCCCCGCGACCATGACTCAGATCATCCTGCGCAACCATTGGCCCAAGCGCCGCGATCGCGCCGCGGTGATCGAGGAGATCAAGGACTTCCTGCGCGCGGCCGGTGCAACAGACGAGGACCTGGCCGGGGCATTCGAGGGTGGAAAAGGGGAAACCGAAGTCAAGGAGGTGGCCATGCTTCTCAGGCGGCAAGGGCTTTTCCCGGAAACTAAGAGACATTTCGGTCTGCCCGTGGACCCGTTCACCGACGACGTGCGCACTCATGAGGACGTGTTCCTGAGCAAGGACATCCGCTACGTGCGCGAGGCGATGTTCCACACCGCGCGGCACGGGGGGTTCCTGGCCGTGGTGGGCGAAAGCGGCAGCGGCAAGAGCACCCTGCGCCGTGATCTGCTGGACCGGATCACCCGCGAGGGCCTGCAAGTGCAGATCGTCGAACCCTACGTCTTGGGCATGGAGGACAACGACAAGACCGGCAAGACCCTCAAGGCCCTGCACATTGCCGAGGCGATCATGGCCACCGTCGCTCCGCTCAAGAAGGTGGTGAGCAGCCCGGAGGCCAGATTCCGGCAGCTCCACACGGCCCTGCGGGAATCGAGCCGGGCCGGCAACGCCCATGTGCTGATCATCGAGGAGGCCCACGGCTTGAGCATTCCCACGCTCAAGCACCTTAAGCGCTTCCTGGAGCTGGAGGACGGCTTCAAGCGACTCCTGGGGATCATCCTCCTGGGCCAGCCGGAGCTGAAGCAGAAGCTCAATGAGGGGAGCCACGAGGTCCGCGAGGTGGTCCAGCGGTGCGAGATGGTCGAGCTGACGCCGATGAACGGCAGCCTGGTGGACTACCTGCGGTTCAAGCTGGCCCGGGTTGGCGCGGACCTGGACAAGGTCATCGTCGAGGAAGGGCTGGAGGCGCTGAGGGCCAAGCTGACAGGGCCGTCGAGCATGCGCGGCAGCCGGGATTCAGTGAGCCTGGTCTATCCCCTGGCTGTCGGCAACATGCTCACCGCGGCCATGAACATGGCGGCCGAGCTGGGCGTTCCCCAGGTCACCGCGGACGTGATCAAGAGCGTTTGACGAAGGAGGAGAAAGGACATGGCAAGGAAAAGGATGGAGGGCACGGCCCTCGGCTCCTGGGAGGACGTGGACAGCAACTTGCGCGAGATCTGCGAGATCGAGCGCGAGCTGCAACTCCAGGAGGCTGCGCTCAACGAGGGCGTGGACCGGCTCAAGGAGGAAGCCAAGGTCAAGAGCGCGCCGCACCGCGACCGCAAGAAGGCCCTGGAGCTGGCCGTGAAGGAGTTCTGCGAGGCGAACCGGGCCGAGTTCGCCAAGAGCAAGTCCAGGCGGCTCACTTTCGGCACCGTGGGTTTCAGGCTTTCCACCAAGATCATGATCCGGCGCATGGCCGAGACGCTCCAGGCCCTCAAGGACCTGAAGCTGAACCAGTGCATCCGGATCAAGGAGGAGGTGGACAAGGAGGCCATGAAGGCGCTCACGGACGAAACCCTGGCCGAGGTCGGTGCCGCCCGGAAGACCGAAAACGCCTTCGGCTACGAGCTGGACATGGAGCGCCTGAACAAGGCGGCCTGAATACAAAAGGAGAGACGAGATGAACAAGGCAGAGCTGATCGAGCGTGTCCACAGGAAGATGAACCTCGGCAAGAGCGCCGTGGAGCAGGTCATCAACTCCGCCCTGGAGGCCACCCAGGCCGCCCTGGCCACGGGTGAGGAAGTGGTCCTCACCGGCTTCGGCAAGTTCCAGGTGAACAAGAGCGCGGCACGTGAAGGCCGCAACCCCAAGACCGGCGAGGTCATCACGATCCCCGCCGGCCGCAGGGTGGCCTTCAAGCCGGGCAAGACGCTCAAGGAGGCCGTGAACGTTCAATGAGCGAAACCGCCCCTCCGGGGGCGGTCGCCCGGGCGTGGTGGCCCGGGCCTGACGAGCAGCCGAAAGGAGTGGGCCATGGATCACGCGAGGATCATAGAGAAGGTACGCAAGCTGCTGGCCTTGTCGCTGTCCGACAACGAGCACGAGGCGGCATCGGCGGCGGCCAAGGCCCAGGAGCTGCTCTCCGAATACAACCTCTCCATGTCGGACATTCCCGCCCATGATCCCGGCAGCGCGAAGGCGACGCACGCGCAAGCCCATACCCGGAAGAGCCCTGAACCGTGGATGTACCTGCTCGCCGGCGCTTCGGCCAAAGCGTTTGATTGCGCCTACTTTTTCAATTTGGCAGGCATGGTGTTCGTAGGCGTCGGCGCTGACCAAGAGGTCTGCGCTTGGACGTATGCCTACCTTTACAAGACCCTCCTGCGCATGGGCTCCACCTATCTGCGGACGCAATGCCGCAGGCTGCGTGTGAATCGCTCGAAAGCTGCTGCACGTGAATCGTACTTGTGTGGCGTGATCTTCACCATCAGCCGACGCCTGCAAGAGCAGAAGGAGCGGACCCCCATCACGGAATCCGCGCTGGTCCCGGTCAAGCAGCGTGCGATCGACGCGGCCATGCCGAACGACCTAGTTAGCAAGGACCTCAATTTTCGGCCGTGCCGTGACGACGACATGTACCGCGGAATCAGGGACGGTGAGGGAATCCCCCTCTCCACGCCGCTGAACGCGACTCAACGCGCCGCACTTCAATCCGAGAGATGATGCTCTTGTGCTCGCCAGTAATCATACGGTGCCCCCATTGCGGGGAGCTGACCTTCCTTTTCCCGGGCTGCGGCCTGGTCTGCATGGTCTGCGGCAAGGAGGTCGTATGAGGCGCGGCGACACGATCTATCCCACCCGGCTCAAGGGCAAGCACGTCGTCACATGGGTATTTCTGGCCGGAGTCCTGGCCCGTAAAGTGCTCAGGGACGGTGCTCTTGGAGCACACGAGCATGTTCTTTTACGGAGCGAGATCGGACAGGAGCAGCTTTCCCTCTTGGAGGTGCGGTGATGTCCAGGCCAGCTCGCAAGCGGCCCGTTTCCGTGGCGTACTGCAAGGCCCTGATCAAGCTGATCCACGTGGCCAAGAGAGACCTCGCCCTTGATGATGAGACCTACCGTGCGATGCTGGAGAGGATCACGGGCAAGGACAGTTCCAGGGACCTGGAGCCCTGGCAGCTTGAGAAAGTCGTTGACCACCTTCGGCACCGCGGTTTCGAGGTCCGCGCAGGCAATCAGGGAGCCCCGTCCTGCAAGCTTGCCAATGATCCGCAGTCGCGCATGATCCGCGCCCTTTGGCTCAAGCTGCACAAGCTGGGAGCGGTCCGGAATCCGAGCGAGACGGCCTTGGCCAAGTTCGTGAAGCGCCAGACCAAGAGGGACCGGCTGGAGTGGCTCAGCACCGGCCAGGCCAGCGACGTGATCGAGGCCCTCAAGGATTGGGTCCTGAGGGTAGGAGGTGAGATCGAATGAGCGGCACCCGGCAGATAGGCGCTGAGCTGCTGGTGGACGTGGCCGGCAAGGTCACGGCGCTGGCCAAGGAGCACGGGATGGACGATGATCGAGCCGCCCGGCTTGGAACCGAGGCTGCGAGCCGGCTGGCTGAGGATTGGGGAGGGCAGCAGGTCTATATCCCGATGGACCTGCTCGCCAGGAACAAGGACCGGAATGCCGCGATCTACCGCGAGTTCACCGGAGACAACGTGGCCGACTTGGCCTCAAAGCACGGGTTGAGCATCCAGGCCATCTACCGTATCATCAAAGCCGAGCGAGCGGCCCGGTCGCAGAAACAGCACCTCCTTATTTGAGGCAGCAGACCCTTCGGGATCATTTCACATACTGAAACAGCCTTCCAATATGACCCGTCCCGGATCGTCCCACGTCATCCCCGGTTGTCCCGTTTATCGCGATCACCTTCCCCAATTATCCTGAACGGGATCACTCATGAGCGGGGGCCTCTGCCTCTCCAGCCCCCCTGGCGGGGGCAGCACCTTCTCCTTCACCGTGCGCCTGGAGCACGGCAATCCTGCGGCCGTGCAGGAGGCCCTTCCGGCTC